TGCTAGTGACGGTATTGTAACGTTTGCTGACGATATCAAGATTAAAGATGCTGGTACAATTGGTAGCGCTTCCTCTCCTACAGCCATTGGAATTGCTAGTGACGGTATTGTAACGTTTGCTGACGACATTAAGATTAAAGACGGAGGCACTATTGGGGTAGCCTCTAAAGCCGAGGTAATAACAATAGCTGCTGATGGAGACACTGCAATTGCTGGGGGTCTAGGTATTGCCGGTAACACTGCTCCTGTAGCCGCTGCTATTAGTCTCGGAACCCCCGCTAATGCAGTAATTAGAACACATGCGGCTTCTGGAAAAGCAAATATCATTGTTGGAGATGCGACTGCTACTTCTTCATATAACTTAGATGTTAGGGGTACAGCTAATGTAGGAGCATTTTTAACTCAAGGAGTTGACCCTCTTGCTAACGATCTTGCAACCTTTAATAGGCTAAATGCTAATATTAATGTGGTGCAAGATAATGTTGCTGCTGTTGCAGGAACTACGCTATCTCCTGCTACAAACGTTGTTACTAGTGTGGCAGGAGCAAATGCTTATGGAATTGGAGCAGCTGTATCAGTTATTGGGAGAACACGGGTGTCTTTATCAGGAATAGGACAGCTACCTACTACAGACTATGTTGTACCTGGTTCTGGCGTAATACAGCTCACAGACCCTTCCGCAACAATTCCTGCGGGAATACCTATTCACATTAATTATTGGAACTAACTTGGAAAAAATACGACAACTAACTACTGAATTAACTTTTCGTTGTAACGCAAAATGCCCGGCATGTCACAGATTAAAACCACTTAGAGTTAATTTAAATGACGCTAAATATACAATAACTCTTGAAAATTTTAAAACTTTGTTTTATCCAGAATTATTACAAAACCTAGAATGGTTAATATTTAATGGTAATTTTGGTGATTCAATAATGAATCGTGAGTTTAGAGAGATTATAAGTTATGTAAAATTACATGATACAAAATTATTAATTCATACTAATGGTGGGATACACGATAAAGATTATTGGACAGATGTTGGAAATATTTTAACAAAACAAGACATTATTAATTTTGATTTAGATGGTCTTTCTGATACTCATTCTCTTTATAGAATTAATACTACATATGAAAAAGTGTTAGAAAATGCTAAAACAGTAATTGATTGTAACAGTACGCAAGTTCATTGGAAATATATAGTATTTGATTATAACCAACATCAAGTAGAAGAAGCCAAACAAGTAGCTATAGATTTAGGTTTTACTACTTTTAGTACTGTTACTACTAATAGAGATTTCCATCCCCCAAAAGATGGAATTTATAGACACCACAAGCGAAAAAAAGATTTATCAAAGATTCCTAAAAAAATTATCTGTTCATGGGATGATTGGGGTAAATGGTATATTTCTCCAGAAGGATTAGTGTTTAGATGTTGTTGGACAGGAGGGCACTATTATGATGAAAATAATTCTAAGTTTTATTACATAAAAGATTATGAACACTTATTTAACGGACTTGAGGTTCCCTTAGAAAAAATTTTAAACTATCAATATTGGGGAAAATTACAACAGTTTTTACAAGGGTACGATAGAAGCTTTAGTTTGTGTAAATCTCAATGCGGAAAAATTGTAAGCAGCAGAGAAAAAGTAGAAGAAGACTTAAAGACGGGAGAAATTACCCTTTTTAATTCCTCAAATCAAATTGATAATTAAATAAATAGAGTCAACCCTACTATTCAAATAGATAATCAAATTAAAATTGGCTTTTTAAATTAAGCTGTTTTATAATACTAATATGGAAAATCAAATAACTATTTTAGGAATTACTACTAAAAACTTTGACATTTGCCCTGGGGCAGTCGAAGCGTTTACTGCTATTAGTAACTATGTAGAAGACATGAGTGCTACGGATAAAGGTTATGTTTCTAGCGCTTTGTCAGAGATGGACACTCTTCTTGCATTGGAAAAAGCAGTAGTTGCTAGAGGAACTGTTTCAGAGGAAGAACTATCAGCCGCTTTTGGTTTTTCAAATTCGATCTTATACTTTGTTGGACTCGCTGCGAGACATTTACTAGATAGTATGCAATTTTTGTCTAGTTTTTCTTTTATGGAAATGCATCTTACTCAAATTATGCATCCAACAGATTCTATTAATACTTTAGTTAATAAAGAAGAGGAAAAAACAATGAAAATTAAAGACGGACACACAGATGTTGCTTCTGCAATGAGACAGTGTAGACAAATTTTAGAAGAAGTTGCGGATATCCAACAAGCGTTACCTTCGGATATGGAAGCTTCTTTACCTAGTTGGTGGACAAATAAATTAGCTGTTTCTTCGGCGTATCTAAACTCACTAAGAGATTATATTGTTTATAGTAATTCAGAAACAACCACACTATCTCAAGGAGAGTGTGAAGTAGAGATTAAGTTAGATGCCACTGAAGAAGGGTAAAAGCCAAAAAACAATATCGGCTAATATAAAAGAATTAAATAAGAAGAGTGTAGGTAAATCTAGAAAAAAATCTATCGCTACACTTTCAAAACGGCGTGGAGTTTCAAAAGCTAAAGCCCAGAAACTGCAAGCTGTCGCGATTGCCTTAAGCAAAGCTGGGAAATCGCGAAAAGGTAAATAACCTATAAAAGGAGAATAAACTAATGGCAAATAAGGCTATTCATAAGGTAAGCCCTGAGCTAACAGATAATGCTCAGTTTAAAAGCGTACACGAAATTCCCACTACAATTTTAGGTTCTGGAGATACTATTCTAGTATATCCCGGAACATATGCCGACCCTCGCACATCTAATGTTGGAGATGTAGCAATTGTAGGTGTTGGTGATAGAGATGAAGTTATTTTTAACGGATTTTCCATCCCTGATGCCACTTCTCAAGGATCAAATGTTGTTATTAAAAATGTAACAATCAATGCTGCAGGACTAATCGTAGGTAACACAGAAGTTACAGTTAAAGTATATGATTCTGTTCTTAACGGCACTGTTGGTAATGCAAGAAGTGCTGCTCTTGCCCTCGCAAATGGTGCGGTTACGGCAGGTGTTACAGACGCTAATGCTGCTGGAGATGCTGGTGTAAGTATGAACGCGGCAATTACTCTTGATCATTGTGAGTTAGGAACTACTGTAGGACCAGGGTACGGTATTGTACAACACTGTTCTGGTACTGTTACCCTAAGACACTGCACGATTGCTAGTGATGCTGGCGCTCTGTCAAACGGTAATATGACTATTGAACACTGTACATTCACGGGAGCTAATAACTATGCTTCTACAATTGCTGCAGGACTCGCACCAACAATTACAGTTCGTGGTTCTCATGCTGCTGCTGCTAACGCAGGTAATCATACGGAGACAGTTGTAGCTGCAATTTCGTAAAAATGATTTCTGATAGTGGGGTGATTATTTCTAAAAAAGAGTTAGTAACTGTACAAGTTTACTACTGGATGCCAGATTATAATAATATTATACAAGAATTTTTATGGCAAACTTTAGATATAACCCCCCACTTTTTCAGAGTTCATAGATTTTTAAACTTCTGGCATAAAAATATTGATGCTATAATAAAAGAAGTTAATGTCGCAAATATGGATGGAAATTCATATAATATTTCAAAAGGAGAAATTTACAATGGCTAGAAAAGTAATCGGATTTGATGTTACTGGTATGGCAGAAAATTATAAGAACGCAGGTTCTGTAGATAAAGCTGCTGCAGGAGGGTCTTCTGCTAAAGGTAACTATAACCAACCAGGTGGTATGGTTAATAAAAACAATCCCATGAAAGCTGCTAAAGGGTATATCGACGCTACAGGGTCGATGGGTGAAAACACACCTTCTGCAGAGATGGGCGGTGCCCCAAGTAAGGGTCGCGGATATAATAAATAAGGAGAACCAATATGGTCGCAAAACCCGGAGGTCTAGGCGATAAAAAGTTAGTTCAAATAGGCGGAAGTAACCAGTACGGCTTTATTGAATATGATGATAAACGCGTAGAAAAAGCAAAACAAAGGTATTTAGAAGGAGATTCTGTTACCTCTACTCTTAAAGCTGTTTATAATGGTGAGGGCGTTAATGTGAGTGATATGCCAAATAGGACTTTGGATTACGGTACTCCCTCAAAAGATAAAAACCCTTAATGTCTTATTTAGCTCCTGATTTTCTAAGAAGAACGTCAGGACGGCTAGTTAAGATTACAAAAAAGGGTAGATATTTAAAAGACGGCGGGTATAAGCCGAGAAAAACTAAGTCTCCTAAAGTAAAAGTTTTTAAAAAAGGAAAGTTTATACCTAAAGAATACTCATACTAAAAAAGCCCTCTTTTACGAGGGCTTTTTTTTATGCTCTATTTTTTACCCACCTATTCTTAGGCTCACAGACATATACAGACGCTTTACTAGTTTGTATGACTCTACTATATATATCATTTCTTTTTTCTATATCCACACTTAAAAAAACTAAATCTTCGTGTCCTAAAAATCCATAATCAAACTCACAGCCGTCTGCATGAATAACTTTAATTCTATCATTAATGTTAGCAGAATCCAATAATAATTGACTTATTCTTATACAGTTTTCATCGTAATCTATCCCAATTAAGTTAATATGTTCATATTGTTTATAAACATCAAATAAACTATAAGGATAAAATCCAGAACCTACTAGAACTATATTTTTACATGATTTAAACTTATATCTTTCTTTTCTGTTTACTAAAGTTTTGATTATCCATGCGTTTTTTTCACAATTAGTAAAACCAAGACTGAAATCCATATGCTCTTTAAATAGCTTAATCCAGTTCCATTCGTTAGCTTTTTGGTCATGTTGCCATCTTACTTTTATTGTTTTAAGTTTATTGGCTGCATCTGTATAAGGTGTTAGCTGTTTCTTTTGCACCATTCAAATTAAACTCACATTTTTTAGGAAATTTATCATACTCATCTAGTATTTCTTGTATTTGTTTTGATATATTATTTAAGTTTTTCACTGAACAAACTTTAAATAAATCATAAGGTTTCATCACATAGCTTCTAACAAATTGTTCTACTTTTCCCCCATCTTCCCTGGGAATAATAATACTAGGTGTTCCACTTGAAATTATTTCCATAGTACTATTATAGCCTCCGTATGTTATAAACATCGTACTAGACTCTATAAGTTTGGCTAAGTTTGGTATGTAATCTACTACCAGTATATTTTTAGCTTTTCTTTGTCCAATTCTGTCTTTTAGTTTTTTATTTGCTAATAGAACAACAAAATCTAATTCAGGAAAATTTGTTGCTGCTCGTAAAATATGTGCAAAGATAGATAAAGTTTCTTCTTTGTTTAGCCCAACACTTACATAAACTTTATTATTTTTTTTACTATGTTGTCCCTGATTAGGGTTTGTAACATATCCTGTATATTTTATTTTATCTTCTATATCTTTATTGAGCGATGCAGGATCACAAAAAGCTAAAGAATCTGGCAATAAAGGAAGTACTTTTGGGTCACCGTGTATTAATACTTTATCTAAATAATATTTTACTACTAAATTTTGAGTTGTAGCAACCCAATCTTTTAGTCCTTGTTCATGTGGCTCATCCCAAGGAAAATCCCTAATACTACAAACAATTTTTATGTCCCGCTTTTTAGCTGCTTCAAAAAAAGCAAACAATTCAAAAGCCCATTGATGTCTACAAAAAGGAAAACCCTCAGAGACTATTAATTTAATTGGATTATCGTCTAAAAACTGTTTCCACCTATCAATTCTTTTTAGGATTAAGGGTTCTTTCATTAGAGCTTTAAATATATTAGGCTCTGAATGATCATAATCTTTTGGTTGCACTAAAGTAAATTCTTTTTTTATACCTTCTATTTTAAGAGGGGGCTTGAATAAATGATTTACTATGTAACAATCTGTTAGTTTTGCTGTTTCTTCTGCAATATGCTTTATTCTCATACTGTGGCCTAAACCACTATAATACTGTGTTAAAAATAAAATACTCATTTTGTAAAATATCCCATGTATGTTGCCAATTACCTACTTGATAGGTTATACCTTTGTGATTATCTGCAATCGTTTTTTTCAAGGGGTAGTCATTTCCTTCTGGATCGGTTCTATCTCCGAAAAACAGCAATTGATCTTTTTTACTAAAATCTTTAATAATTTGACTTTTGTCATACCCTTTAGGAGATATATCTATACCAGTCTCCCCTCCTACTTTTGCTTCTAAGTCTGGAAACAATAGATTAAAATTACGTGCGAGACAGTCTCTTTCTGCACATGCTTTGTCCCATACAGTATACTTTGCACGTTGTTTATTGTTAGCGTTACGTCCTACTACACTAAAGTTTACCATACCTGGACGATGTTCAAAATGTAGTCCTGCCCGAATATTAAAATTACTTACAATTAATTGTTCACTTAACCAATCCTGCGCATTTTTAGGAATAACCCATTCGTTTGCTCTAATATTTATATCCTTTTCCCAAACATCATTGCCATTGCAGTTATAAACACGCTTACACAAGTTATAAGTAGTTTCGCTAATTTGTTCTATTGTTTTAGGTTTGTCGCTACCGGTAACTAGATATACTTCATTAGTTAAACAAAATTTATTAAAGAACTTCTTAAATTTTACATCAATAATACCTCTACTAGGTGTTATCGTCCCGTCTACGTCAAAAATAAACTTATTGCTCACAAACACGTCTCCGAAGGTCGCTTGAACTAAAACGGTGGTCTCTTTTATTAAAATGTAATTCTATATCACGTTTGCGACAAATATCCTTACCAGTAAAGTCTTTGTCTCGATACTCTTCTCCTAATATACGAACATCAATTGGATACATACTGAGTATATCTTCTAAATCTTTTTCTAACCCATAAGGGATAATTTCGTCTACGTACACCACCCCTTTTAGTTGTGTATATCGCTCAACTACTGTCTGTATTGGGGAATTTTTTTCTTTTCTATCTAAACTAGGATCAACTTGTAAACCACATATGAGATAATCACAATGCTCTTTTGCTTCGCGCAACATAATTATGTGCCCTGCATGTAGTAAATCAAATGTTGAACAGGTAAACCCTACAATCATTCGTTAACAAATTCTTTAATCATAGGAAAAATTGGCTCTATAACATTAGCACAAGCACGCGCTACTTCCATATGTTCTTTTTGAGTACCGTGTCCGCTACGGAGTTCAATATAATGAACCCAAGAACGTAAAGATCCGCTCATGTATAAAGTTGTTTTAGTAATTCCTTCCGGTAATACTTTGCGCGCTTGTTCTTTAGCAATACCTTTTTTAATAGCCCAGTCGTATTCTTTCTTAGCCAACTGTGCAATACGCATCTGTGCATGAAGCCAATCAACTTGTAGTTTTTCGTCATCCACTTCTACTGAATTTTGCCTGTTCTTTTCGTCTTGTAAACGTGCCTCACTGAATTCAACCATGTCTCCTTGCGCTTCTGGATTAGCGTATCGTTGGCTAAATTCTTGAAAAGCAAAACTGCGATGTCTTACAATTTGATGCGCAATGTCACGAGTAGTTTGTATCTCTAAACAAGCATTGACCATTTCTAACGGAGACCAGTGACCGTGCTTAATGAGATAACGAATAAGTTTTTCTGATGTTTCTTTATTCATTTGATTTGCGGGATTTGATACTCTAGCACAGTATGCTATTATGTCTTGTAAGTTATCAAATCCTATAAATCCTTCTTCAGGTGGCTGTGAGTATGATATTAATTTTACGTTCATAGTCTTAACCAAGTCCTTAACCTTTTATTTAAATCTCTTATTTCTTTAGTCATATATGTTATAGCAAACAACATTATATTGCCTAATAAGATAAAAAACAACTGTGATAAGGTAATTTTCTCAATATAAAACAAATAAGTTTCTATTAATAAGAATTCTATATTTATTTTAAATAACCAAAATATAGGGTCTTTTAATTTATTTAACACCACTACTACCAAAACCTCCTCTATTAACTACAAGTTGTTCTGTAGCAGCATTATCTAATGAAATGGTATCTTTTTTATTTTTAGTGATACCTCTCTCTTTCATTTTTTCTTCTTGAACCCACCGATTTCCTTGTGATAAAATTACACTAGTCTCAATTGCCTCTACATACTCAAAAGAAACTAAAGGTACAGGTCTAAAACACGCTTGAGCAATTCTATCTCCTTGAGCAACCATAAAAGTTTCTTTACCAGAATTATATAGAATTACTTTAACTTCATTCCTATAAGCAAAATCTACTGTACCAGGACTATTAACAATCATAATTCCATTTTTAAAAGCTAACCCGCTCCTAGGCCTGATTTGTATTTCCCAATAAGGTTCCTCAATTTGAAAATATAATCCTGTTCCTACAATTACTCTTTCATTTGGCTCAATCCAGATATCTTCTTCTTCACAAGCTCTTAGATCGTATCCCGCATCAAAAGGATATTGTTGTTGTAGGTTCCACGTAATTCCAAATTTTTCTTCTAACCGTTTAGCTAGTTCACTTTTTTCAATTTTAACACTAAGCTGTAACACCTTGTAGTTCCTCCCAAGCTTCTTCTCCGTGTTTACCACATTTAATAGACTCTTCGTTGTGGTCTTTCAGAGTAATTAATTTTTGATTCCGTAAAAGTAAATCTTTACTTTGGTTTAGGTTTTTTAAGAATTTTGATTTTGCAGGAGTAATAGGTAAAGCTTTTAATAAGTTTTCTAATGTTTTGTGTTCCCTTGCTAAGGCTTGGGCTCTTTTTGGTCCAATACCCTCTACCCCTATTATATTATCGCTTTTATCCCCCTCAATTATTCTGGAAAGCATATATTCTTCTGGAGTTACTTGATATTCTTCTAGAAGGGTATCTATATTAATTTCTTTTCTTGAGAACATATTAAAAATAGATGTTTTATCGCTAATTAGTTGAAACAAGTCTCGGTCACTTGATACTATCCATGTGTGTTCAAAAGACTCTCCAATATTATTTACAAGATATGCAATAATATCATCAGCCTCTACGCCTCTAAACTTGTAATTTTCAAACGGTATTTGGTCGGGGATACTGTTTAGACAAGAGAAAAATTTATCAAATTTCTCCACAGTTTCTGGATCAGTTGGTTTTTTCCTATTTGCTTTATAGGAATCTAAAAGATCATTTCTATAATAACTTCTCCCGAAGTCAAAACAAACAATTACTCTTTTAGCTTGATAACTTTTTCCTAAACTTTCAATAGTTCTAGTAAAATCCTCAGTAAAGTTATCTACGTTTTTTCTTTGTAGCCATCTAAAGGCTAAATTGTTAGCGTCAATTAATAATAGATTAGTGGCAGCTGCAGAGGCATTCTCTACTTCTACCAAATCATTCCATGTTTTTGTGTTCATTGGTTTTCCTTTCTGTATATAATTTATTATACTACAAAACCTATATACAGTCAAGAAGTATTGTTCTTACTTTGCTTTTCTACTCAAATCCAAAGTCACACAATGAAAACCACCACTAATAATTCTATCATGTCTTAGTTCCAAAGGAATGACCTCAATTTTATGTTTATTTAACTCTTCTATTAACTGTTTTTGTTTTCTATCCACTATTGCTAAATTTGGATTTACGCTCAAAAGATTTAATCCAATCCACTCACTTGCTGCCCAAGGGACATCATATTTTTTAGGAGCAGAATAACATTCATCAATCCAGATTTTATCCCAAGATTTAAATAGTTCTGGTTGATTATCTTCCGTAACTCTACTAGCATTGTATAAAACTAATCCTTCTCTTAGGGGAATAATAGTACTATCTAAATGCGCATAAGAATATAGATCATGTAAAATATGCACCTTATATTCATTACCTAAAATTTCTTGTAACCACTGTCCTCCTAATTCGTTTCCTGTGTTACTAATTTGATAAAGAATATCGTTATTAATTTTCATACAATTTGCAGCTTCAAACATAGGTTCTTTGTTTAAAAGCGTAGGTTTTCTATTTATATCATCTGTTTGATAATTTTCATCTCTAAAGCTCGGTCTTGCTGCCTTTATCCAATCGTATCCTTTTTCTTCATTGTACTTTTTAAATATATATTCATAAGCTTTGTTTTCGTTTTTTCTATTTTCAATAGGACTTGGTGTTTCAATTATTTTATTCCCTATTACTAAGGTCAAATCTCTAGGACAGTGCCAATGCCAATCAAAAAGAGTATTCATACCTATTTCAGGTCTATAAACTTTTACCCCTAGCTGCTCTAAGGTTTGGGCTAGAATTTCTAAATCATCAATTTGCTCTCTTAAAATTTCTGATCGCCAAGTGCCTACTAATGTTTCAATATATTCTTTCTCATATTCGGGGTATACACAACTCATAAGACTCGTTGTTGGAGTAGGTATCTTACTTCCGGTTGCCGCACCTACTATAACTTCTTCTAAATGATCCCACTCATTGTTGCAATTGCTCATTCATTCTCCCATCCCAAACTCTAGAAAAACACAGTCTATTTGTATCATTCCCTCTGCTATAAATTGGATACTGATTTAATTTATCAATGCCAAAGTATACACAAGGTGAAATCTCTACGTTATAATTATTACAATAATAATCTTGTGCGTCTCTATATTTGTCGTAAATATAACTAGCTGAAAATTCTTTCATCATTTTTGCGCCTAAATGTGCGCTCATCAAATTTATATAATTATAATTGTTTTCGTTAATCACATAAAGTTGATCTTCAAACATTTTTCTTTGAAGACGAATACCTATTCGATGATGTTCTACAGGAAATACTTTTGATAAAGATGACACAACATACTCAATACAAGGATGTTCTAAATTTATGGTTAGTCCTTTTGCTAGATTGATATAGGCGAGGTCTACCATAACAGGTACATTTTTCTCATCACAAGCATCTAAAAGATCTTCTAGATAGTCAGGAACAGCTCCTGTATCGGAGAAAGGCACGCTAATCAATACTACATCGCCTTGTTTTATTTCTTCTTCCTCTAACCACGCAAATTTCTCATACCATAGTCCGTGCATCATTTGGTGATAAAAGTATTCCCCTTTAGCAAGCCTTAGTTTCTTATTCCTGTATCGAATATAAAATTGTGCAAAAGACTCTGTTGTGCCTTGTGTAAAACAAGCATGAGTATATTTCTCAATCCCAATTAAATTGTGGGTTGAGGGCATCCACTCCATATAGGTATTAAGAAACTCTTTTCTTATTTCATCAGGGCTCCTCTTTTGCCAAGATAAATCTTTAATAATAGTATTTCTATGCTCTACCGTTTCGGTATCATAGACGCTATATGCACCTCCAAAAGGTTTATCTTTATTGTCTGGTAGATTTGTGTAACGTGTTACCATAATAAAATCCCGACACCTGTAAGGTGTATTTATCTTCAAGGCCCGCATTTGCAGACAAATGTATCACTTGGTTATTAAAAATATAACCTTCATTAGCTTTCCAATGTGTACAAGGTTCTTCATCAAATTCTAGATAGTGTCCAGATTTCCAATCTTCTAGAAATATATTTGCTCTAACCTTCATTTCTTTCCTATCTGGAAACGCTGTAGTAATCTTGTGGAACATGTCTCTATGTTTTGGTATAATATTACCTGGTTCTTGTTTAATTACAGATACAGAAACTACCTCTATGTTTGTTTGTTTACCAAGCTCCTCATAATCAACCTCACCTCTTTCAAAAAACTTTTGATGAATAGCAGTGTTGTCTAACACTAAAGACTTCGGCATATTGTTGTCTGGGTGTAAATCTGCCTGTTCTATTTTTTGGTGTTGAATACAAGAACCCCGATAGTCTTCCCACTTTACATTGAAAAAGACTTCAGTATTTATAGTAATTTTAATAGGTTCTAAAATTCTAAACATCTCTTTATATAGTCTAATCCTTTTTTGGAGTTAAGTAGGAAGTTCTCATCACAGAATAGAACATGTATATCTTTGTCCACACACTGCTCAAATAACTCTATCCTTCTATTTATTGAACTGCTTAATCCATGCATACTTAACAAGGCAATTCCTTCTACCTCTGTCTCAGTGATAAAAAATTCTAGATGAGGATTCCAGTCTGTAAGAGTATATTCGTTATGCCATCCTACTGGTTTTACTCCTAATTTGTCCACATAGTTCTCTATAAAACTTCTTGCTATATAAAATGGCATAGTTCCAAGATAATCTCCAGCAGGGTCATTAAATACAATCCAACGTCTATTGATATCTATCTTTGGAGTTTCAACTATAGTGTTTGGAAATCTGAAATAACTACCAGGCTTACGATAACCATATTTTGTACCCTTATACATCGCTCGTATATCAAGACCAATACGAGTTTTTCCTGTAGTATTGTTTATGTTACCATGCCAGTGATCTTGGTCAAATAACCACGCCTGTCCTTGTTTTATTTCTACAGGATAAGACATTTGATAACATAATTCTTGCATTTTCGCCATTGAAAGTTTTTCTTTAAAAAATACATTTGTGAGATTTTTTGAATCTTCTCTTGAGACTACTTGCATAGAATTAGACCCAAATGCATTTGATACTGGAGTCCATATTGTATGCATACCCTTACTGTAGGCAGTTAAGTCTCCTGTGTGAAATGTTAATAAACTACCTTGTCTTTGTTGATCTGGTAGCACAACGTTTAGAGTAGGCGTTGCCTGTATAAGATAGTCACCGTCCCCAATTATGTCATAGAAGTAATCATCTACCCAACCAGAAAACTCTTTGGTTCTAACGAATTGTTCAATTTTCTTTCTTAGAGGAACAATCTCCGTTCTATCAAAATATTCATGTAGGTTTTCTATATCAGGACAACTTGGTTTTATTTCTTGTATTACAGATAATATTCTATCGTACCAAGGAAATTTATTCAAATCATAATCTACTACATTATGATCCCAATCAATAATTTTCATTTGTTAGTCCTAGCAAATAGTTTTCCATATTTTCAATTCTATTATCAATATGATTATAATTATATTCTAATATATGATCAATTCTACTATTAAACTCTTTTAACTCATCTAAACTTTTATTACATAGTTTTTCTAGTTCTATCATAGCCATTATGAATCTTTTTTGATTATCTGTTTCATCATCATAGCTTTCATCAATAAAGGGATGAAATGTTTCGTATCCTATATCTTGTAAAGCTTTTAAAGTATGGGGTTGTCCAATTAATATAAAAGGTTTTCTCCACATCATAGGGCGAAGAGATTTTTCTGTAACAAGTATTCTTCCTGCAAAAGCTGCATTGTAATATGCTTCTAAGACTAAAGAAAAATAAGAGTTATTTTCTATGTGTTCTGCAAGTTTATCTACCTCTTTTATTTTAATACTTGTATCACTTAAAATATGTTTAAATATATTAGGCATATTATCTGTGATATAATTAATATCTTCACAAGTTTTATGGGTATAATCTGCGTAATCTAATAAATTTTTCTTTTTTAACCCTTTTAATGTAGCTTGTCTAAAATCATAATTTGAATTTTCACTATTATTTAACACACAAAACTTTTTTTCTTTTGCAGCATACCGCTTTTTAATTCTAGGTCGAATAATATCTAATTCGTGATTAACTCCAACTTGTAAATTAAAACTTTCTTCAAATTTTAATTTATTATTAACTATAAATATTATTTTTTCTTTTGGTATATGATAAAATAAACTTTTTATTTGAGAAAAATGTCCTTCATTGACTGGTTCCATATCTATACCAATTAGTATGTATTTTATATTTTCTATAAAATTTTCATCATATATAGTAAAATTTTTAAACCCTTTAGTTGATAAATAATCTAATTGTTCTATAGATTGACCACAATAAAATTGAATTGGGTATATCGCTTTTTGTTCTTTAGTAACTTCTTTTGTATTTATAAACTCTAATTTATTTTGTTGCCACAATCTCATTATTATATAAGGAATTGTACAACCACCCTCGGTTCTTTTACTAAAAATTTTATCTTTATAAAAATTATCAAAAACAATAGAATCATTTAAGTTAGGCAAAGGACCTTTTTCATCAAACCTATCAAAAGCTACTTTTAATTTCTTTAATCCAGTCATTTAAGAGTCCCATTTTAAATTTACAATCAAAAACATTGCATTCTATATAATGTTCTATCTCAACCTCATCGTCCCAACACACATAATCTTTAGAGCGATTCCATCTATAAATAACTAAAGGTTTTTTCTTCATAACTTCTGCTTCTCTTTGTGCTTGACGCCAAAAATTTAACAGGTCAGAAGATGTTGCAGTAAGTAGTCCATTCCAATTAACTTCTTTATAATGTTTACACTCGATACAATAAGGCCACGCAGCGGTATCATGAGGAGTCCAAAGGTCTCCCTTTAAATACTCTAATGACCCACTGAGTGGCATGCGTTTAAATTCTATATTTAATTCTTTAGTAAGTAAATCTCTTATTTTGGCTTCATATGCAGAACCTTTAATCTTACTCTTACTTGACAACTAATTTCTTCTTTCTTATATGATTCCTTGCTCTCTAAGTTCATTTTTAGCAAGTATGTATGATTTTACTAGATCGCTTCTAACAATATCATCACATGAGAATTCTATATTAGCAAATTGTGGTAAATGATTCAAGATTTTTATGAATTTTTTTAATCCTTGCTTTTCATTTTCTTTGACAAAGTCAGTTTGATAGAAATCACCACAAAATAGTATTTTACAGTCTTTTCCTATTCTAGTAATGACAGAATCTAATTCGTGAAAGTTAAGATTTTGACACTCATCAATAATAATTATTGAATTATCAAAAGTTATTCCTCTAACAAAAGAAGTAGGTAAAAACTCAATTACTCCTTGTTGTTTAAGTTTTTCATAAGCATCTTTACATTCAAATAGCTCTGCACAAATTGACATATAGGGGTCTTCATAAACTTCTATCTTTTCCTGTTTATCTCCAGGTAAATATCCTATATCTCTAGTAGGGACTACACTTCTAATAACGTATAAGTTAGTGTATTGTTTATTTGATTTTTCTAATACTTCTTCTAGTGCAAGATAAATTGATATAAAAGTTTTCCCTGTTCCAGCACTTCCATGAAGTATTAAACTTTTGTTTTCTTTTTTATAAGCGTCAAAAGCATTTTTTTGGTTTGCAGTAAGAGGGCTGACAGTAATTAAATCGTCTAATTTTAGCCAGCGCCCATTACCGTTTCCGTTTTTACTCACTCTTTATTGAACTTTCAGAGCAATTACATTCAGTACATAAAGGTTGTTTGTCTGTATGCTCACACTCCCCACACCAATGATTTTCACAATGGCAATCGTGTTTACAATTATTACATTTTTTCATGTATTTCTCCATTAAGCTGCTGTTTGATATACGCTATCCCAAGACCCTGTTAAGCCAGCAACTTCATATTCTGTTACTCTATTCTCAAAGAAATTGGTGTGATCTGCACCATTTAACACCCACTCTAACCAAGGTAAAGGATTTTCTTTGACTCCAAAATTAGGTTTAAGACCTAATTGTAGTAACCTACGATCTGTTATATATTTAATATATGTTTTTACTTCTTCTGCTGTTAGTCCTTCTATATTCCCCATGTTATATGCTAGGTCAATAAATTTATCTTCTAACTCTACAGCAACTCTAGACATTTCATATATCTCACTTTTAAACTTGTCTCCAACAATTCTAGGAAATTCAATACAGTATTGTCTAAAAAGTTTAGAATTACCCTCAACATGGATTGACTCATCCCTGATTGACCATTCAACTACTTTTCCCATACCCTTCATTTTACCAACTCGTTGAAAATTAAGAAGCATGACAAAAGAAGCAAATAGGGCAACCCCCTCATTAAATACAGATTTAGCTAGAGCTAATCCCAACCCTCTTTGAGAGCTTATACTAGAATCTGTCATAAAATCAATTTTATCAACCATTTCTTTATATTCTAGAAAAGCATGATATTCACTATCAGGCAATCCTAAAGTTTCATTTAGTAAAGCATACGCTCTTTGATGAACACCTTCTCGACCAGCAAAAGAACCAAGCATATTTCTAATTTCATTATTCTTAAATTTAGGTATAAATTGATCATAGTAATTTTGTCCAACAGCTACATCTGATTGAGTGAATAATCTTAGAATATTAGTAACATATTCTTTTTCAATTTTACTCATTTTACCATTTTTCCAATCAGTTACGTCTTCTGATAAATCTAGCTCATCCTCAATCCAATGAACTTTTTCGTGTCTCTTAGTAATTTCTACTGCCCAAGGATATTGAAAGGGTTTAAAAGTTTTAGAGAATTGAGTTAATCCTCCTGCTCTTTTTAATAATAAGGTGTCTGCAAGTTTCATTAATTGATCATATCCACCAATTCTCTCATCATCTATGAAAATTTGTGGCACAGAATTAACTCTTTTTTGTTTAGCGCTACTCTTACCAATAGTTTCTTCTAGATCCTGTAAACTTTGGTAAAAAGCTAAACGATCTTCTTCATTGTCCATGAGCTGTTCTTCATACTCAAAACCATGTTCTGCTAACCATCTTTTTGTCATTAAACAAAAAGGACAATCTGTTTTACTAACTATTCTAATATCCATAATTTTATCCTTCACATGCCACGCAGGAATCATCTTCTGAATCCCCGTAGTCTTTTAGTTGATCTCTTGCAATTTTCATTGAAACATTTTCTGCTCTTTGTGTTGACTCTGTTCTTAAATAATACATTCCTTTACACCCATGCTTCCAAGCAGCAAAATGTGTATTATGTACATAAGCTTTCGAAGCTCCTGCCGGGAAAAACACATTTAATGACTGTCCTTGACATAAGTATTTTTGTCTCTCTCCCGCCTGCTCTACTATTTTTATTTGATCTAATTCAATAGCTGTTTTAAAAATAGATTTTAATTCTTGGCTTAAGAAGTCTAGATGTTGAACTGACCCACCGTTTGTAATAATAGAAGTCCAAACTTCTTGAGTGTTTTTACCTAATTTTTCTAATTCTTCTTCTAGATAACCATTCTTAACTAAGTGGGACCCTGCTCTAGTACGGTGGGTATAAGCATTTGCTTTTAAAGGCTCTATTGAAGGAGATGTGTTTGCAATAATAGAACTATTAGCATTAGGTGCAATTGCTAACATATGAGAATTTCTCCTACCAGTTCCTTGCATGTCCGGGCACTCTCCTAGTTCTTCTGCTAATTTTTTGGTTTCTTCTACTGCTTTAGCTTTTATTAACTTAAACATCTGTTCGTTAAGTTTAAAAGCTTCCGGCGAGTCAAAAGCAACCCTATGTTTATGAAAATAAGAATGTAGACCCATTGCACCTAATCCAAGGGACCTCTCACTTTTGGCCGAATACTTAGCTCTTTCAATTTGAGGAGGAGCGTAATCAATAAAAAATTGTAAAACATTATCTAAAAATCTAATAAGATCGTTGACCATTTGAGAATCTTTCCACTCATCAAATAATTCTAAATTTACTGATGATAAACAACACACTGCGGTACGATTATCATTAGTAGGTAAGTGAATTTCGTTACAAAGGTTTGACCCCCTAAGTTTAAGTCCTTTATCTTTTAAAGTCTGGGGTAATGCTTTGTTAGCAGTATCAATAAAATTGAGATAAGGTTCTCCTGTTCTAAACCTAATTTCCAAAAGAGTTTCCCACAGTTTTCTCGCCCTAACTTGGTCTCTCACGCTATGATCATTAGGATCTAAAAGATACCAATCTTTGTCTTTTTCTACTGCGTCCATAAATTTATCTGTAATATTAACAGCATTATGCAAGTTTAAACATTTACGATTAATATCACCTGTAGGAACCCGCATATTAATAAATTCAATAATGTCAGGGTGGTCAATATCAATATAAGCAGCATAAGAACCTTTACGGGTTTTACCTTGTCTATACGCAGTCATATCAGCATCTACTGTGTGTAAAAAAGGCATAGGTCCGGGAGCTTTATCAGATACGGCCCTAACATCGCTCCAATGTCCTCCAACACCTCCTCCTTTAACAGATAACCAGCGAAGTTCTGAACTGTGAGAAATTAACCCCTCTAAAGAATCAGGAACATAAGTTAAAAAACAAGAAATGGGTAACGCTTTAGTTGCCTCTCCTGGCAAAGGGGCGTTTGATAGGACAGGGGAAGAATACATAAACCAATTATCAGATACATAATTATAAATTCTTTGAGCTAGGTCCATATCCCCACGACAATAAGCAGTTGCTGCACGAGCATAAGCATATTGAGGAGAAGTCTCATCCTCACGACAATAGTACTCCATTAAAAGTTTTCTAGCTTGTTCTGTAAGCTTGTTGTCTTTAGATAAGTCTATTTCTATTCCTAAATGAGAAACTATTGTTTCATTAGGAAATTCTAAAATTTCCGCTGTGTTCTGCATGGTTTATCCTTCTATTTTGCTGATATTATTTTGTTTGGTAATTGAAACTTTTTCAATTAGGGGATGGGTAAAATCGTGGGAGATCAAGAAAACGTTTAAGTCATTTTCTTGTTGTAAAATTTCAACTAATCTCTCTTTGCCCGACTCGTCTAATACTCCTGTCACTTCGTCCAAGAAAAGAAGATTGATATGACTACCGCCAAGGCGAGATAAAAGTTTTCTGATAGATAGTAGAATAGAAGTTTGTATCCTACTAAATTCTCCTCCAGAAACGCTTTCAATTGTTGTTTCTTTACCATGATTGAATATAACTATATTTAGTTTTTCACCCGTAAGTCTAAAGATTAACTGAAACTGCCCGTCTGAAAATTCTGACAGATAATGATTAATTGTTTCTTCTAATTCTTTAGCTAAATTTTCTAATTTAAAAGCAACTATACCTGTAGTGCTAAAGGCTTTTCTTAAAATTGTAAGATTCTGAACCTTTGATTTAAGATTAATTATATCAGAATTGACCACATCTTGTCTATTTAAAAATTGTGCTTTTTGTTCTGTTAGAGTATCTACTTTAGTATTGTGTATTTTAACTTGTTCATTGTGTTCTACTATCTCTTGCCTAGCTTCTTCTTGATCTCTTATTTGAATTTTTAAAGATTTTTCTTTTCTTTCTAGTTTTCCATAGTCAGGGTAATCTTTAGGAAGTGATGTGTCTATTAATTGAGAAAATTGTTCAAACTTTTCAATTGATTTTTGATTATTGTTAAAGACATCAGTTTCTTCTACAAACTTATTTCTTTCTTCTACAAGAACTTTAAGTTCATCATTTAATCTATTTATTGTTTTAGTCGAAGAAAACAAATCTTCTTCTAAATTACCCTTCATTTGCATTGCTTGACTATTGTCTATTGATTGTCCACAAGCGTAACAACTATCTGCAGTATCTATAGCCTTAAGTTGTTTATTTACGTTATCCATATGATTTTTTGTTTTTGCAATATCACTTTGAAGAGTTTCTAACTCTTCAAAAAGCGTTGGATTTACTTCGGGAGATTTTAGTGACATATCGAATTTTAGAGCATCTCTGTCAGAGAGTAATAAATTGTTTTTGTCTATTCGTTTACATTGACTTACGTATTGTTTTAACTCTGCTTGAATAAGACCTAATTCTTCTCTAATGGCTTCGTTGATTGTGGGAATTTCTTTTAATTCTTGCTTTTCTCCAATATTGGCTTCTGCTAAGAATCTATTAATACCATTAAGCTCTCCATCTAGCTTATTTAAATCTTTTTCTACTTCAGAAATTTTTAGCTTTAGGGTATCACCAATAGCAATATATTTTTCTAATCCAAATAGGTTTATTAAAAACTTTTTTCTGTTTGTATCTGTTGCTTTGATAAAATCTAATAAATCTGTGGAACTTTGATAAGTTAGTTGAGAAAATATTTCAAAGTCCATTCCCAAGATTTCAGCAATCTTTTTATATGTATCTAAAACTTTATGCTCAGTTAGGTCTGTTGTCCCATTATAAAAACTAACCTTACCAGAATTTCCGTTCCTAGAAACGGATACCGCATAAGGCTCTTCGTCCACATTAAAAGTTAAAGAACCAGACCAAGATTTACCATTACCATATCTATTAAGAATATCTCCTTTTTTTATTCCTTTGATGTTTTTTCCAAACAAAATTTCTTGAATAATTAAAGCAATAGTAGATTTACCACTACCATTAGACGCTGTTAATTGTGTTATATCAAAAGAATTTAAATCTAATGTATTATCTTCTCCATAACTAAACATATTATTAATTGTTAAATCTTTTAGCGTTATTTTAGCCATTCTGTAACCTTTTCATATAATTATCTATCATAATTTTCCACTTTTCTGCGCCTATATTTTCGAGTATTTTTTTTGGGTTATTTTTAATTAAATTAAAAACTAAGTAATCCCATGTGATAAAAGATTGCCATCTATAATTATTAAATTTAGAATACTCTTCTATTAAATTTTCTTGTATTAATGGCATCTTTTCCCATCCGGTTCTTTTTATTCTTCTTGGCAAATCAGGGTACGACTCATATAAAAAGTCGTTGTTCTTCTCTCCAGGCTGCTTACCGTCCCAGTTCCTAGAATAGTGTAAAAAAATAGGCTCTAAACTAGTAAAAGTAAAGAACTTTTTATTAGTGTTAATTGCATATTTAACTAGATTAGGAGAATCTTCCCACCACCCCCATCCAAAAGTAGGGTGAACGTCTGGATTATGTCCACTAAAAACTAATATAGTATCATCGTCCACAAAATCAAAAAGCCTAGTAAGACATATTTGGCTCATTGAGTGTGTGAATTGTCCTAATTTATGAGCTTTTGTAAATATATCTTCTACTACTCTTTCTTGCGTTAATTTTATGACTCTGTAAGGAATATTTCTATCTTTACAATATTTAGCTGCATACACAATATCAAAATCATTAAGACCGTCAAATAGTCTTAAAGATAATACATCAAAAGGAATTCCTAGTTGATAAAAAGTTTCTGCAGTAACTTCTCCGTCTATTCCACCACTTAAAGCTAAAGTAAATTTATAATTGCTATACTTCTCTGCAAACTTTGTAGCTAAAAGAGTTAAATCTTCTTTTATAGTTTTATGAGATTTATTATAGGGAGAAACATTTGCTCTTACCCCAAGTGTTGGTATATATTCGTCCCCCCAATATCCACGATCAGGGCGCATATGGGTACCGGTTTGTAGATACTCCCAATATACACGATTTAAAGATAAATCAAGATCATACATTTAAATTTAGCTCTAAAAACTCGTCTATTACTTTTTTAGAATTACCAACCTTAATGTGTTCAAGATATAAACTTAATTCTTCAACAATAGTTTTATCTTTTAAATCTAACTTAGAGTCTTCATTGGGTTTATGTGCTATCTTTTTATCTAAAAGTTTAGAGTCTTTTATTTTACTTAGTTCATCTAAATTTCCAGTAACTTCATAAATAGTGTGATGATAGGTATCTTCAACAAGTTTATCATCAACTTCTACAGTTTTTCTAACTAATTTAGGTAAATCTAACACTTTAAAATCTACACTATGATTTTGATGATCTATGAAATCAATAACATTAACTCCATACTTTTTGTTTGCATCCCTATCAAAAGTGACATTCATCGGGCTACCACTATAATAAGCAGGATAATCCAAGTAACGATGATTAAAGTGTATGTCACCGAGAAGTATGAGTTGCCAGGGACGAAGCTTTTCAAAATCGTACTCGGGAGTGATGTGTGGCGGCACTTCTCCCCTAATATGAGCAACCAAAACATCACCTTGTTCATACGTCGGCAGATTGTCTGTTTGCATTTCTCCGTATGGGAAAAAACAAAACCCTTGACCCCTAACCTCTTCACGTTTATTTTCTGTAATAAGTACCACATTTGGATTCGTAATAGCGTGTTGTTCATGAAAATGCTCCAAAAATGTTTTGCCTTTTCTAGTGGCTTCATGGTTTCCCGGAATTATATATGTTGGAATTGTGACTGAGTTTGCAAAACGCAAAAAAAGGCATACCTCATCTGCTTCAGGTTTTCTGTCGAAAACATCACCAGCTAAGATATGCACATCACAGTCTTTTTCTAATTTGTGAATTTCTTCAAAAAATAGTCTAAAACGATTCGCTTGCCACTCATAAGGCACTTTTTTCTTATGTAAATTAATGTGCCAATCAGCACTGTGTAGAATTTTAATCATGCTTTATTTTACCACCTTTTTGTCAATTTGTCTATGTTTATTTTACTTTGTATACTGTTATAAATATATCCTCGTGTATATTGTGTTGCACCCAATTTAACTTTTTTTGTTGAGCAAATTTTAAAATATTTTTATTCATATCTTTAATATGTTTTTGCATACCTTCGTCATTTACATAGTAATCATAATTAGGATATTTTATATTCCACCCACCTGCTTGTTTCCACCAATCAAAACTATCTGCATCATTTCTATAAATTAAGATAACCCAATCATTAGGAAAAAGTTTCGTAATTTCTGGTAGCACATAAGACCATTCATGACTTTTATGTAATTTACACCCAACTCCTGAGTATGGCATATCTAAGAGGTTTGAATCTAAGATAGGACTAAACTCCATCCCGGTGCCATAATAAACACCGAGATGGCCGCTATAGTCATGATGGACATACATTCTTGAAGGATTCCTGTCAGAGATGTCGAACCTGTCATCTTCAAGTTCTTGAGCGATACCGCTCCACCTACTTCCAGGAACTCCTGTAAAGAATATTCTTTCGGGTAAATTACCTTTTAAGAATTGCATTATACCCAAGCACTTCTTTTTGCCAATACACTAAGGTTGTTAAAGTTTTCTTAGTAGTCATAGAGTCTAACTTACTAACTACATCAATCAGCTCTTCCCCCTTCCACCAATCATATTTACCAACACTTTTCTCAATGTCTTTGATGGCTTCTGGATCGTTTAACATGCTTTCTAAAGCGGCTCTTACTTTTGCAGTATTAGGATTATTTTTGTTCATCCAAAGTGCTTTTTGAAGTGTGTCTCTATAAGACTTAACTAGCACATAAGCTCCATAAAGCTTACCTCTGGGTTGTTCCCCCCATTTTTCTACAAATTGTTTGGTAAAAGATTTATTTGGATGATTAGGGTCATCTACAATTTTAAATCCTTGAGCTGAAGTTACTCCATGTGTAAATAATACTTCTCCTGCTTTTTGGGCATGTTTTTTATATGCAGCGGGGTTTTCTCTTGTAATATTCAAATCACCCCTTCTATACGCCATACGTCTTTCCCCGCCTGACATTCCTTTTACAAAAGTAATTTTATCTTCATAACACTTTTTATAAGCCGAGAGAGACTTTAGATTACCACACAGATACAAAGTCAAAGCCATAACATCAGGAACATTACCGCTTCCTCCAGCAAAAACTGCTTTATCTTTTAGGCCTTTGTGTCCCATTACAATAGTTAAGTTCATGCCACCAATAGGATCGTAATCCAAATAGTTATAATCAACTTTTTCTGTTAGAAAAGAGACCCCGTTTCCTCCATGAGAAACCATGATTGTCTTTTCATCAAAACGTAAGTCCTTGTGAAATTTATTAAACCCTGGGATGTCTCTAGCTCCCGGAATATGTTTTAGTACGATTTTTTCTCCCAAATGTTTTTGTAGATGTTTGGAAATAATAGAAGCCCATTGAGACGTACCTGCCCCCGGCTTTTGTGGAATTACCATCGTGTAGTCAGCTTTTGCTACACTAGCTGATAGTAAAATAATCGCAGATGCGAGTAGTAGTTTTTTCATAATATATGCCTTGTTAATAATTGAACTGATAGTAGTTCAAACCTTTCAAATAATATAAAGCCAATAATTATTGCTGGCTTAGAGATTTGTAGTTTGTGTGCTATTATTCCTATTACGGAAAAAATAGCAAACAGCAAGTAGTCTTCCCAACCCCCTGTATATTGTACACAACTCCATACAACTAGAATAAATATTACGGGAAAATAATATTTATAGGGTATATTAGTGATATAACATATTTTATTCAGAAAAAGTAACAATATAACTGCTACTATTATGGTTCCTCCCAAGAAACCAAAAATCATAGAATCAAATAGTTTTTCATCTTCAAATATAGAAGGGTCCCCTAGTTCTATATTTAGATACATTAGTAATGCTAAAACAATAGCAGCAAAAGGGGCACCGGGAATACCAAATAAAACTGTGGTAATCATTGAGGTTGCTTTTTGCGCATTATTAGCACCTTCGCAACCTATAACCCCTCTTATATTCCCTTTGCCAAAAGGAATTGTAGGGTTTTTTACAGAAGCTACTGTGTGTCCATATGCTATCCAGTCTGCTACTGCTCCACCTAATCCCGGTAAAAATCCTATAATTGCACCGAATATGCCACCTTTAAAAGAAATCCACCAATTTTTAAATGTTGCATAAATTCCTAGTTTAACATAGGATTTAGTAGCCTTTTTATATGGTTTTTTGTTACCAACTAGTGCGTCAAATATCTCTGGAATCGCAAAAACTCCAGCAATGACAGGCATTAGTTGTAGTCCATCTTTTAAATATTCCCAATCAAAAGTTAACCTAGATACGTTAGTTACTGGATTAGTTCCCACTAAGGCAAAAAGAATACCTAAACCTAACCCTACAACTCCTAAATACCATTTTTTTCCTAAAACAAAGATAACACACAAAAATGCTATCAAATTAATTATCCACAGTTCAAGTGATCCTACATATAGATAAACGAAATCTAGTTGTCTAATAAAACAAAATACAAGAACTCCCCAAAGAATACCATTTAGAGTAGAGGAAGTTATTGCAGAAGAAAGAGCAAAACTCGCTTTTCCTCGTTGTGCTAGTGGATATCCGTCTTGGATAGTGGCTGCAGAAGAGTTAGCTCCTGGTATCCCTAGTAAGACACTAGAAAACGTATCAGCAGTAGTTGACGCTGCAACTACTGCCATAATAAATATTAACGCTGAATATGGGTCTGGAAATATATATAGAAAACTAAATAGAATTATTAGTCCTGTTGTGGCACCAGCAGTAGGTATTAATCCTACTAACAGCCCGTATAAAACCCCTCCAATTAACTCAATCATTTTTTAAATAGTCAAATTTAAACCTTCCGTTTGCTGCTTCTCTGATGTTAGTAGTTTTTAAGTTAAAAACTTGTCCATAATGTAGAGCAAGAGAGGTTGTCCATTTGTCATACCAAGGTAACATTGTTCCATCAACGTGAGGATACCCTGGGTTAACTTTCATCATTATTTTTCCTTGTGAATCAAGCAGAGAAACTATTTTTCTTAGTCTATCTTCAATCCACTGAATCGAATAAAAATTTATAGAACCATAACAGATAATCAAATCATATTTACTATTTGATTTAAAATCTATAATATCAATAAGTTCGTCTGCTTCTTCACAAACTATATCAATTCCCCAAAAAGTGTTTTTAGCGTGCTCTTTATATTGATTATGCCCACAACCAACATCTAAAACATTATTCGCAATGCTAACCGATTTTACTACATCAGGGTCAATTTCTGTTGTTTTCCAAGTTGTTTTAAAGTATTCTTTCATTCATTTTCACGTTTTTTTAAATTAACAATACTATTTTGCTTATCAATATGATCATATATTTTTTTTCTTTCATTGTAGTATAATATGTAAGCTCTAACAGCTTTTTTTCTTGGATAAGAAAAGTTTAAAAAATTAGATAACTTTTCAAATTCTTGTTCGTACAATGAATAATCTTCTCCAAAAAAATTCTCAATATCAAGATTAAGAATTCTAGAATCTTTGTATGAATTTTCTTTATTAAATAGTTCTTTTTGTTCTTTGTAAACAAGTCTTTTTAAAAAGATATCAGGCAACCGATTAGTTACAATATTTTCGTCTGTTTTTATTACACAATTTACTATTAAATTTATATTCGGATGCGCGTCTAATAACAGTTTTGCAGGAGTATGTGTATTTGACCATGTAAAAGATTTTTTTCCATAAACCACTTTGTTAAAAAAATCTTTCATTGTTTCTGGCTCGGTTTGTTGTAATTTATTTTTTATATCCTCGTTAATCTCTTTTTCAGTTTGCCAAGTAACTTCACATCCAGCTTTTATACTGCCTAATGTGTTAAAAACATTAGGAATATGCGCTGTTGTATAAAAATTACCACCTATAGTTTCTTGATAGTCTTGAGTCTCAGGATACTGTAAAGGACAAGTTATTTTTTCATCATAATCCCATAAATTAAAACGAGGATTCCACCAATAATCTTCCTGATGAGCAGAAATAATTCTTTGTACAGCATTCCCTCCTGACCACATAGGCCAACACACAAAAGTAGCTTTTTCTGTTAATTTTATTCTTAATTCATCTATATGCATTATCAGTTTTCAAAAGAGTAGTCCGAAGACTACTCTTTTAATCTATCATATTTTGTGTAGATTGTCAACTAAAATATTGCTTTAATATCCATTAGGAATAGCTATATAGTGAATGAATAGTACGATTCCGACACTGGCACCCAATCCGATCATCATTTTAAAGAAATCACGAGTTACCAACGGGAACACTTGTTTCATTTTTGTGTTTCTCACTGAGGCGATTGCTAGTTCACGACCAGTTAACAGCCCTACGAATACCCACGTGGTTGACATTGGAATATCGTTTAACTCCTTAAAGAACCATAAACACAACCAATATACTAGGTCAATGATTGTAGCTGAACGAATATATCGAGTGCTTGTTTTTTCTAGAACGATATTTTGAATTTTACCGCCTCGCTCTCTGAACATCCATCCTAGTCCTACAACAAATACTACACTGATTAGAACCATTAAATCCCATGGAATTTGTCTGGGAAGAAACACAGCAATGTTGGCCATATCATGTGATAACCAAGTCCACCACAAAAATCCTGTAGTACACCATTGCGCTACTCGCCAATAAGATTTATATTTTTCATTGACGGGTTCTTTCTCATTCATCACTCTAGATACGATATGCCATATTGCATATGCTGCGACAGCCGCGACTGCATATCCCATCATTGATTTCATTAGCATCTTTTCTAGCACAAATGTTGATGCAAATGCTGATAACACTAAGAATGAAGTTGAAACTGGAACTCCTATTCTAGTTAGTAGCAACAGCAAAGCCGGAGCCGTTGCATGATACCACTGCACTTCTTGCCACGGAATCTTATTTAGCCTGCCATATGAAATGTCTCCGCCATTTACATACCAGCCATACCATAATGCCCATAACAAAACAGACGACGCGGCAAACCACATCGTCTTCCAATTAAATCTCTCGTTATTAGAAGCGATCCATGTGCCGAGAGTTTGCACAGAATCGTTTGCGATGACACTATAGGCAGCTAATAAAAAGCCAATTGTCATCCATATCGTTAGGTCGGTCATATTTTATACCTTTCAGTTGTTGTTATGCAACCCTTTAGGTTACTTTTAGAGTATAGCATAAATATGTTACAGTTTCATTACAATTTCTGCCCCAAAAGAGTAAAGATAAAATCTTATTTTTTAAGTGTTGACGAAGATCAAAAAGTATGCTACTATTGGGGCATAGCTGGTAAACAACTTTAACACAGAGTGTAAAAGCTGTGGAACAAGGCTCGCACATTACACATATTGCTGTCTCGGAGAGACACAACGTAAGAACGTAGTTCTACAACGCTACGCCACCCTTGCGTCTTTCTTATCGGTAAGATTTCTTCTGCCACTTCTTGCGTCTATACCATTCTTTTCTGTCATTTCTCATATCCTCTCTAGTCTCATGCGCTCTTGTTAAAACCCCTTCTTTTAGGTTTGTAATAGAGCTTTTCCATTCTTGTCGTTTAAAAGGGATAACTTGAATCATCGGTGTTCCCATTTTTAGCTCAATTTGGTGACCAACATCTAGCCCTGGAAATACACAAGGTAAGTTTACTGTATTAAAATATTGATCGGTGTCAACAATCCCCGATAACGGAACATAAGGTAATTCTGGTCTATTAAGTGGGGGCACAAACATGCAAGATGTGTTGGGAGAAGTTTCTATAATCCAAGGATTATAAAACTTTATTACTTTAAACTGTGAGAAGGGC